GCTCTTGCTCTTGCTTGTGCTCTTGCTTGTGCTCTTGCTTGTGCTCTTGCTTGTGCTCGTACTTTTTATTTTCAGGTTCTTTATAATATTCTGTATTAATATCTGGGTCAGCACCACCTGTACCAGATGTTATTTGTATTACAGTTTTACCACCTTTGCTTATTTCCATTATACTAAAATAATGAGAGTCTGCGCACATATAGATATATTTATATTCTGCTAATAATTCGAATAATTTATCTCTTTTCCCAAATAATGGATCAGCTTTTTTTTCTTTTTTTTCTTTTTTTTCTTTTTTTTCTTTTATTTTATTTACTTTAATTGCAAATAGTGGTACATGTCCCATTACAAATATTTGCTTACATTCTTCTTCACTGATTTCTCTAAATTTGCTTTTAATATCTTCCATATAATTATCATCATTTAATTTATTTGTATTAATAATTATAACAATATATTTTTCATTATAGACAATACCAATATTATCTACATATAGATTGATTGTGTTTTTATGAATATCAATCTTTTGAATTTTTGCTAATTCTTCTAAGGTAGGTTGAAATCCGTTAAAATCACTTCCAATAATTTGACTACTAGTCATTTCAGAATCTTGCATGTCTTCCACGTCCTCTTCCATGTCTCTGCCCTCTTTCGTGCCTATCTCATTTAATGTATCGATATATTTTTTCTGTGTTTTAATCATACATCTTTCTTTTGTAGGTTTTAATTTTAAATCTTCATCATCTATTTCTTCATCGTGATTTCCAGCGGCTACATGAATAGTTTTATTTAAACTATATATTTTATAATATCCAGTTTTTAGTATACTTAATAAATAATATTGTGTTGTAATATCTTTTTTTGTTGCTCCGTCTTCACTTAATATTTTTGTTGTTAATAATTTTGTTGAATACCAATTATCACCTGCTATATAAAATGTAGATAAAGCTTTCTCTTTTTTTTTTATATAACTTAAAACCAAATCTCTGTAAACATATTCCTTTTCACAATTTATATTATTCCAGCATCCATAAAATAAAAATTTTGACATCCTATCATAATATTTATAAATATAAATATAAATTATGTAAATTCTTGTCATAGTCATTAACGTTATTATATTTACAATATTTATCATAAAAAATTATTGAAACGGTATATGGTAAGATTATTTTTACAGAATCTGTTGGAACATATCTCATCATATTTACCCAAGAAATAATATTATTTATAGCTCTTTTTAAATTTCTCACACCATCTTCTTTGGGTACATTATTAATAATATGTTTTAATATTTCATTATTAAAAATAATATCACCAATATTTAGGTTATATTGTTTTAAAATTTCCGGAACAATATAATCTTTTGCTAATACTAATTTTTCATCATTAGAATATCCAGGTACATTTATAACTATCATTCTATCTTTTAAAATCGGATTTATTAATTCTTCGTCATTGTAGGTAAATATTATCATTGATCTTGATATATTAAAATCAATTTCTTCAAAATATCTATCATTATATTTATCGTTTTGAACAGGATCTGTAATATGTATTAAAGTATTTATAATTTCTTGACCTCTATATGTATTTGAAACCTTATCCAATTCATCAAATAAAAACAATGGATTCATTATCCCTGTTTTCATTAAAGACTCGCACATTTTACCATATGTTGCTCCCTCGTATGTATAAGAATGTCCTCTCAAAAAAGACGAATCATCAGTTCCTGCGAGTGAAATAAATGCGTTTGGATAATTTAATGCGTTGCAAATACCTTCTTTTATTAATTTGGTTTTACCAACTCCTGCACTACCTTGTATACCTATAATATAGCCATTTGCCTTTGGAAAAGAAACTTGTTGTGCTAATACTCTTATTATTTGTTCCTTTGCATCCTTATGTCCAAATACAGTATCTTCCATTTTCTGCCGTATACCATTTAGAAAATCACATATTTTTTCATTTCCATCACTTATCTTTATTGGTAATTCATAATAATTATTGAATGGTATATTATTCAAAGATAATAGCCAATTATTTAATTTATTATATTCACTTGAACATGGTGACATATTATTAAAACTATCTATTTTTGCTATGATGCTCCTTTTTGTCTTTTCATTTATATTTGAATTAAGTATTTTAAACCTCAAAGGCACACTTGATAATTTATTGTCATTCATTGCATCTTCCCTTAATTTTATTTTATCTTTTTCCTCATCGGATAAATTATCAAAATATTTTTTCTCTATTGTTGTATATTTATTATAAAAATCGTATTTCTTCTTTTGTATTTTATTTTGCACAGATTTTTTTTGCGGATTTAATATTAAAAAAAATTTTTTTTTTCTATCATGCTCTTCTTCATAATGTTTATTAAAGAATCCTCCGACTGGTCCATTAGGGGGATTTATTATCTCATTGATTTCATCATCATAAATATCATCTTCATCATCGTCATCATCATCGCTACTATTACTATGAACATTGTAAGTCGGATCATTTTCTGAATTATCTTCACATGATATTTCCGTTGATTCACTACTATTTAAATTGTTCTTATCTTCTGTTTTCATTACGTATTTATATAATATATATAATTAATATATGTTTTAAATAATAAAAAAAATCAAGAGTACTCTATATTCAATCATATTGAGATTTATTTTCTTTCCCCCAATAAATATTATTGGATTTTGTTCTTACAATAGCATTAGAATATATTAAGTAGTAAGAGAATATAACGACTAATATAAATATACAAATGAATGCTATAATTTCCATATATTTATTATCAGTATATAAATTAATTGTAAATAATGCTGTTATTGTTAAACCAACCATTAATACTGATTTAATGTAAACGCTATAAACCGAAGCGCTATATTTTAGTAAATCTATATGCATTAATGAACTGTCAGCTTCACTACTTAATATTTTATTAATATGAGCGCGCGAAGCTCTTTCATGACTTGTATTTCCCAATAGTGTCGTATAAGCAGTTGTTGCATCACCTTGACTAACACTAACATTTGCTATTTCTATCGCTTTTATAATTTTAGTATTTAATAGCATTAATTGATTATTTACATAATTTACTTTTAATTTGGGGTATTCATCATTTCCATCAACAGAGAATTCTTTTGATTTATTTCCTATTAAGCCGGGAGTCAATAATGAGTTATCGGTATCGGTAGTGAATGTTTCAATATTACTACCTTGTGTAAAGGCTTCAATATATAATACACCTAATATATAATAGGTTACTACCTGTAATACAACTATTCCAAAACATACACTAGATACAAGTTTAATTATGGGCTTCTCCATTTTCATTACATAAGTTAACCCTAATATAATTATTATTCCTAGTAGCAATATAATATAAGATACGAGTTGATAATATAATAGGTTATTCTTTGACTTATTTAAATTATATAATGTTTTTATATTTTTAATTTTAGATTGATTAGAATTTATTTGTTCGTTTATGTTATTAATAGCATCAACGTTATTAATATATCCATTTTTATAATCGAGTGGTTTCTTAACAGCAATATAAACGTTATTATTAAAACCATCATCTGTACTACCACCAATATGAAAATATACGATGTTACCATGTTCATAATTTTCAAAATTGTTAGCCGATTTGATAGTACTACTAACCACAGCATCTTTATTACTATCAAATAATGTTACAGACTCGTATGGCAATGTCAATATCGGAATATCTTTTAATTCCTCGTCGTTTTGCGTAGGATATATAAGTCTGGCGCTTATAATAAATTCAAGATGATTTGTATCAGATTGAATACTAATTATCGGATATGAAGTATTATTTATATTTATTATATGAGTTTTTGCAACATCCATGTTTCCATCAATTAATTGATTTTTTACTGCAATAGGTAGTTCACTGCTCTCAATATTACTTTTTTTAAAAGAGTTGTCATCGGTCGCAATTTCCCCATTGTCGTTATATATTATATTTCGGTCGGTTGATCCGGATTTAATATAGAAATTCTCACCACCACTATCATAAATTGCAATTGAGTTATCTTTTTTAGTACTGGCACTTTTATTTGCATCATTAAAATGTTTAAATAGTTTTAACCTAGTTTTTATTTTTATAAGTCTCTCGCTTAAAACCTCTGCCATAAATCCTTTTTCTGATATAGCAAATTCGTCAGAATTTGATATATTAGCTTTAATAGCACTTTTCATATGTATTTTTGTGATATTATCTATTATATCATTAACATATGCCTTATTATTTGTATATGCTAATCCAAACACTGAATATAAAGCATCAGACCCTTCAGCTGTATTTTGTGCTGTTACTACTAATTTAATATTAGAAATGACCGTACCAGTATTGCTGTATATATTTGTAGATTGCTGTAATATTTGGGCTTTTGTTAAAAATTTAATACCATATCCCGTTGAATTTGAGGCAGTTGCACTGTATACTGTAAAACTACAAGCACCGGGAAGGGAGCTAGATCCGCAGGCCGTGACCGCGGCGCTACCCAAATCTTTTTTATTATGAATACTATTATATAACATATTTCCAGTTGTTATAGCAATATAGAAGTATACTTTAATAATTTTAAAAAAATTTAATAATCCCGATATTTGTGTTTTTCTATTTACTAAGTTCAAATTAATTATTATGTTCAAAAAATTTTGCAATAATCTTTTATCGCGTTTAAAAAGAGCATCATATAAATTTGTCTCTTCAATGTCTGAATTATCATTATCATCTAAATAAATATCTCCTGTCGCAGCTAGCTGTTTAATTACACACCTTCCATTCGCTAATTTTTTAATAACTATACCAGATAATGTAGTAGTATCGCCAGTACCTGCAACATTTCTAATTTTACCATCCAAAAACAATCCACCATTGGTCGATGCGGTTGTTCGTTCAATTGTTATTTCGTTCGCTGGTGCACCTGCCCCAGCCACATTTTTTCCAGGACCATCATATGTTACACGTAAATCCGTAAATAATTTATTGGTACCTGTATCTTCATAAGAATTAATTGATAAAAATAGGGTTGATTCGCTCATTGTTTTGGACCCATTAGATCCATCAATCCAATAGCCGTAATTATCACTTGTTTCTGAATTTGGCTTGTCCCTCGCTTTTTTATTAACAATTATTATATTATTTACATTTTTTTTTAAATGTGTTATATTATTTTCGTTTTCTAGAAAATCATTATATGCTTCTAAAATATCAATAAAAACATTTACAAGATTCATACTGCAAATCAAATTAAAAATATTATTCCTATCGGGTATAATTTTTACAACATTAGCACCAGAAGTTTGCGTGACGCCTTTCGCAAACTTCAAATACCCCTTCGTATTTGCTAGATTATCAGTAACATTATCTTTTACTTCCATAATATTAATTTTTGTATAAATTGCTTGATTTATTAAATCTGTAAATGCATCATTATTTATTCTATATATTCGGCCTGCTGCTACTGCTGCTGCTTCTCCTGCTGCTCGTATTTCTGAAGCAGAACTTCCTGCTGTAGTTGCTGCTGTTACTGCTTCTTCTGCTGCTGTTACTGCTGCTGCTGGTGTTACCAATGACGTAGCATCAACAATGTCTTCTTCGGATTCGGATATATCTTTTAAAATTTTTTTTATGAATGGAGCAGTTGAAGTTACAGAATTATCAATATCAATATATTTAACATACATATCTCCTAATAATCCAATAATCTCTTTATAGTTATTATTATGAACAGCCATGCTTATATTATGTATAATCTCTTCTATAATAATATATATATTTATTTAAAAACAAGATCTATAATAAAACGAAACACCGCTATTTTCATTATATCTGATAATTTTAACAATGTCACCTTGTTTGATACCAAGCCATTTAGCAATTGGGTCATTATGTAAAATAATTGGCATATATAATTTGCTTTTAATCATATATTCTTTCATAAATTCTGCCGCTTCTGTTTCAGTCAACTTAATATGTTTTGGTACATATTCGTGTTTTGTTGGATTGAGCATTAGTTGTTGTGCGTGAAAGTACTGCAAATGTCCTTTATTTTTTTGAAACATTTTATCGTATTTGTTTAATTGAGAAATGATAGGCTGAGATATAGTATCATTATTGAATATAAGTATAACATTTTTCATATTACCATATTTTGCTATAAAGTTTTCATTATCATTATCACACATTTTAAGTTCATCGATTATAAACTTTCTTAATTTTTTAGTCAATGCGAATATTACAGTTGTATTAGATGTTTGCAATTCTATTACATTTCTATCATTTTCATATTCCTCTTTATCAATAGATAATCTATGTTCTTCGAACAATGAGATATCATCTCCGCGTTCAGTTAACATATCTTTTAAATTAGTGATAATACTTTCGATATCCATTTTAATATTATAGAAGGGTGTTAATCTTATATTATAGTATATAAAAAAATCAATTTTTATTTTTAGTCAATTGATTTTCTGCAAATATAATAATATTAGGGTCAATGTAATTTTTTTTACATACGGCATATGTATTGTGGAGTTTCAATGCGGTCTCTTCAATAGATCTTTTTATAGGATTTTTAGAATTAATATTTGTATTAAAAAATTTCATAAATAGCGTGTTAGCATTAAGTGTTCTTAAATCTTTCGTAGTAATTTTTAAATTAAATTTTTTATAAAAATTATATAAATATTTATTAACATCATTTGATGTTATAGCTTTATCATTATGTTTAAAAATATATTCATCTTCACCGATCTTTTTTAATCTATCAAAAAAGAACTTATAAATCTCTTTATTTTTACATACGGCGAAATTTCTAACATTTTTTTTACCTATAAAATCTATCTTAATAAATTTGTTTTCTATAAAAATGTGTTTCTTTTTCAATGTTGTTAATCCATATGAATTGTTATCTATTTCGTATTTTTTATTACCAATTCTGAAACCACATTCTATTATTAAAGTAATGATTATTGCACATATCTTATCAATATCGTCACCTTCAATATCGCTTTTTATTTTTCTTTTTAATCTAGAAAAATACTTTATTGATTTCTTGATTTTTTGAAATTTTATATTATTTTGACTTAATATAAATTTAGGATTATATATAATCTGTTTTCTATTTTTTGAATCATATCCGTATGCGATTATTTTCTTACCGTTAATTATTGTAACGTTATCGTATGCTGGTGGTATTTTAAGAGATTTAAAAAACTCTAAATGTTTTTCATCTGTTATTTCGTTATTTTTATTAAAATATTTAAATCCTGTTTTAAAGGTACCTATTCTTTGTACTTTCATTCTAATTATTATTAATATCTTTAAAATGCAGTATAAAATGATATAAACAAAAGATTATATAGATATCCATAAACCAAGTAAGATATATAATGCCAGTAGCAAAGAAAGCCGCCACCACTACTGTTGAAACACCTGTTAAAACCGGTAAAAAAGTTGTTGCTACAAAAGTACCTGTTATTAAAGCCACGGATGCTGTCAAACAGGTTCCTGTTGAAAAGGTCGCCGATGTTGAAAAGGTCGCCGATGTTGAAAAATCAGAAGTTGTTCAACCAGTAACTCTTCAAGAAAATGCTCTCCAAAGCATTATTGAAAAAGTAAACATTTTTGTGGTAATGGGTAAAGAACTACAAGGTCATCTTAAAGTCCTAAGCAAGGATTGGGACAAGCAACAAAAAATCATTGACAAGGTTCAAAAGAAACGTCAAAATGCTAAAAACTCCCCATCTGGTTTTGCTAAGCCAAACAAGATTTCCGATGAACTTTGTGATTTCATTGGGGAGCCTCGTGGCACAGAGAAATCTCGCACTGATATTACTCGTTTTATCAATGCGTATATCAAGGAACATAGTCTAAACAAACCCGAAAACAAACGTTTCATTCTCCCGGATGATAAACTACGTAAAATCCTAAATGTTGACGCTAAGGAAGAAATCAACTATTTTATTCTTCAAAAACTAATCTCTCACCACTTCCCTCCATCCGCGAGTAAACTAGCTGCTGCTGCTGCCGCCGCTGCTGCTAAATAAATTAAAAATTGATATAAAATTATTTTTATATAATACATTAATTCCAATAATGTCTTACACTAAAACAACAAATGGTGCTACTTCTCTCAAAACTACTGGTAGCAATATTGTCGATTATTTCATGATGTTCTCTCGCAATTTGGATAAAAATGTAAGTTATGAATATTTGGAGAAATGCTGGAATGATGATCCTAAAAAAACGGTTGCTGTCATTTTCAATGGGCGTGATAGAGTAAATGGAAAAAAAGAAAAGAGGGTATCAAATCAAGCTATGATGTGGCTACGAACATATAAGTTTGCAACATATTGTGATAACCTTACAAATTACGTTGATAAATATGGATGTTGGAAGGACTTGCTATATATCACGTACTATAATTGTAAAAATTCTATTGACAGGAGCTATGAACTAAAATTGTTTTCAAGAAAGCTATTAAATGATAAGCTATTACTTGAAGACAATAATAGTGTTTCTCTTTGTGCCAAATGGGCCCCGAGTGAAAATGATAGAAATGATAAAAGGAAACATATGGCTAAACGTGTAGCCACGGAAATTTATGGATTAGATGATGATAAGCGAATGGAAAAGTATCGCAAAGAGATTATTGTCCCACTTAGAAAGAAAATCAATATCGTAGAATCCTTAATGTGTAGTGACAGATGGGGTGAAATCAAATATGAGGCCGTCCCAGGCGTAGCATCAAAAAGACTCCTCAATGCTTTTATGAAACACGACGAAGAAAGATATAGACAATATTTGTCTGATGTTAGAAGTGGTAAAGCGGAAATTAAAGTAACAGGTATTTTACCCCATGAATTATCCAAATATTATATTGATACAAAACATAATGATGATTATGGTCCCAATGAAACAATTGAATTGCAATGGAGAACTATTCTAGAAAATGTTAAAAAATCTGGCAACTTTGATAATTCATTGGCTATTGTAGATTTATCCGGTTCTATGTTTGGGGCAAGAAATGGCAGTATTCCTGCGCAAGTAGCTGTTTCTCTCGGCATTCTTACTTCTCAGTGCTGTAATGGTTTGTTTAAAAACAAATTTATTACATTTAGTGAAGAACCCGAGCTGGTAACATTGGAATACAAAGAACCTAGTTTGTTTGAATCACTTAACTCTATAATGAATGTAAATTATGGTTTTAGTACGGATTTTGTTAAATGCTGTGAAGCAATTATCAGATATGGTATTAAACATAATATTCCCGATAGTGAAATGCCCAAGAAACTCTTTGTGTTTACTGATATGCAATTTAATGAAGCATCAGAAGGTTCAGAAGAATTAGAGACAATTTATCAAAATATTATTAGAAAATATAAAAAAAGTGGTTATACGGCACCCAAGTTTGTATTCTGGAATCTTAATTCAGATAACAAAGGAACATTTCCTGTTAACTGTGATACAGAAGGCACTGCTATGGTTTCAGGATTTTCAGAACAACTCCTGAAAATCTTCATGAATTATGATGAGTTTAAGCCTGAATTTATTGTTAATGAAATTCTTAATCCTTATCTTGATAGTATTATTATTTCTGATGATTAAAAAATATAAACAGGATTAACTCATATATTAATTATTTTTTCTTTTATTGCCCGATGACAATGGAATATAAATATTATATAAATACTTATATTTTTCTGGCATTTCGCTATAATTAGTATCGCTATATTTATCCATTAAAATATCTCCTGCTTTTTGAAAAAGTGCAGCACGTTCTTGGTCGTTCATTTTATAATACGTATTATCAAGTTCCTTATATCAGTTTTTATTAAAAAGGAGTACATAATTTTATTTTTCTATGATTTTTATAAACTTTTTATAATTTATACTTTTTTATTGATTATGTACTCAAATTTTAATTACCTTATTTGTTAAATCAACAATATTACTTGCAGCTTTATCTTTGTAATCTACGACATAATCAAAAGTGCATTCATGATATGTATAGAATAAATGTTTACTACAATAATGATTTCCACATCTGCATTTATTGGTTAGTCCATCCAAAGTATTTAGCTTTTTATTACAACTGAAACATCTCATTTTTGATAACTTAATAAAGTTAAAGATAATATTTAATTTTTATATAAAAAATGATAATAATATATGTACTATAAAATACTAATGAATAACGTTTTATTTCAAGATTTCAATGGTAGTATCATCTGCCATCTGAATAAAGATTTTGCTTCACTAAAAAAACTTTCAGAATCTTCAAAGCAATGTAATAGTCTAGTTAAAAATAATAGCAATTTCAATAATCTTCTTGATTTTAAAAGAAATAGCTATAATTGTGATATGGTTGAATCTTATTTAATTAAAATTTTGAAGCCAGAAATTTTAAGATACAAAGACAATAAAGTTCAAGATAACAAAATTATATTAAATAAATATGTTAAAAAATTAAATAAAAAATGTATTGATATTCTTTATAATAAAATAGATTATTGCTATAATGAAAGAAATATTGGTTTAAATAATTATATACAAGAATTATCATATGTA